TCAAACGGCCATGAAAATGTGAATAATTTTTAAAAAAATTGTGAAAAAAACGCAAAATATTTAAAAAAAGTATGAAAAATTGTAAATTTTAAAAATTGGGGGTTACCGATATGCGAACTGTTACAACTGCGGTTAGAGTGCGGAAAAATGGCACTTCTGCTGCAAACTTTACAGGGAGGACTCCAAAAAATTTACCAGATGTTCATACTGATGAACTAGTTTTGAAAGTTCCTCCGATGCCGGAAGAATTGGAAAAACTACCAAAAGCGCAAAAGCTGTGGACTGACTTCTGTCGAACACTTATTCACCGTGGCAAATTGAAGTACAATCATCTCCTGGTTGTGATGAACGCAGTCAAATTCCACTGCCTGGCCTATGCAAGTAACGACCTATTGTGTGAACTCGGTTATATTCACTATGCGACCGATGGCAGAATAGTTCCACCGTTGTATCAGGTGCAAAAAACATTTCACGATAATTTTATGAAAGCGTATCAGTCCTTGACGCTTGATCCAAAAACTGAAATGTACGACTGCTTGACTGCACAGACCGGGGGCAAGTCGGGATGTGCGACTGTAGAAATGGATCAATACGATGATTTCTAGCAGTTACGAATCAGACGCAAAAAAATTTATCTCCGATTTACGGAAAATCAAAAATGCTCCGAGGTACGCTGTAGGTTTTGAGCATACTATCAAAGCTATTGAGTATGCTGTAGATGTGGTATCTGGAAGAATCGAACGGTCCCGACTCATAATTCAATCTCTCGAAAATTCCCTGAATGATATTTTATACAAACAGACTGAAGAAAAGTATCTTTGGAAGTTCGATCCGGTCAAAGCTGAAAAGACTTGTTTTTTCATTGAAACTTTGCGACACGTCAAAGGTAAATGGGGCAGTCAGAAAGCGCATATAATTCTGGAGCCGTGGCAGTGTGATATTATATGCAACCTTTTTGGATGGGTAGACAAAGAATCAGAGAACCGCCGATACACTGAAAGTTATTGTGAAGTACCAAGAAAGAACGGAAAGACTGTAATCGCCGCCGGAATTGGTTTATACATGTTCCTAGCTGATGGTGAAAGCGGCGCAGAAGTAAACTGCGGAGCAAAGACCAAGACACAAGCCGAGGAAGTTTTCAATCCGGCAAGACTTATGCTGTTACAAAATCCGGCACTTCTGGCCAAGTATCAGCCGGATATTAAAGTGGAAAGTATAAAACTCGCAGATGGTGGAACATTTAAGACCATTGTGGGCGTTCCTATAGATGGTGGTTCACCGCACTGCGCTATTCTTGATGAAATACATCAACACAATAACGGCGATTTATACGAGTCACAACAGACCGGACTAGGTTCACGAGAACAGCCGCTAATTTTTATGATAACGACAGCCGGGTATGACTTACTGTCATTCTGTAAAGAAAAGCATGATGAAAATGTATCAAACATCATGGGAAGTGTTCCCGATGAGCGATTATTCTCACGCATATACTCAATAGATCCGGAAGATTTAGATTTAATTGGAAATCCTGACGAATCGGCAGAAGTGGAAGAAAGGGACTTGCGGATTTTGAAAAAAGCAAATCCAAATTTTGGTGTAAGTCTTAATACTTCATATCTGCGAATGCAGTGCCTTAAATCGTTTAAGTCAAATTCTGATAGGGCAAAATTTTTAACTAAACACTTAAATGTGTGGGTGAATAATGCGGCTGCATATTTCAGCATGGATGCACTTAAATACTGCGCTGATGACAAACTGAATATTGAAAATTTTATAGGTTGTCCGTGTGTTATATCTGTGGACCTTAACAGTAAATTAGACCTGGGGTGTATCTGTATAGTCTTTGCTAAAAATATCGAGGGGTTGTTGCATTATTACGCATTCCCTGAGTTTTTCTTGCCTGAAACAACAGTAAACGACTGCTCACAACCGAATTTCAAAATTTATCAAAAATTTGCACATACCCCAGCACACAATACCTGTTGCGGATTTGTGCTAAATGTGTCTGATGGTTACGAAACTGACTATATGAACATGACTGAAACAATCAGTAATTTAGCTACAGTTTACCATCCATCAGAAATAATATTTGATAGTTACAACGCACTCCAGATGGAGCAAGAAATAGAAAGAAATTACGGCCTAAATGTGCTAGAATTTTCAAAGACAACCGCTTATTTTTCACCAGCCATGAAAGAGATGAGCAGTGCTATCATGGCGCAACGGTTCCATTTTGATGGTAATGAATGCCTTTCATGGAACATCGGAAATGTCGAGTCAAAGAAAGACTTGAATGATAACGACTTCCCACGGAAGGCAAACCTAAGACAACAAAATAAAATTGATGGTGCGATATGCTGTATGATGGCAATAGCAAGACTTATGATAATTGGATGTGAGGGTTCGAGCGATGAACATTATCAAAACATTTATGCAGACTATTAGAGGAAAAAATAAAACTGAAAATGTGCGTACATCCGATTACGTTATCGGTGATTTTCCGTTTTCTACTCCTGACGCTATTAGTGCTGAATCCGCTATGCGTATATCCACAGTATATTCTTGCATCAGAGTAAGAGCAGAATCTATAGCGATGCTACCACTGCGATTATACGAAATCAGCAAAGACGGAAGCAGAAAGCCAGCATATAAAAACCCACTGTATAAATTATTACACGATGCTCCTAATTCCTGGCAGACTGCCGCTGAATTTTTAGAGATTATGTCCTGGAGCCTAGACACTTTTGGTAATTTCTATGCTTATATTTCTCGATATGGTGATGAAGTAGTCGAGTTAATACCGATTGCCAATTACATGGTATCTGCTGATTACAAGCCAAATTCAAATGAACCTGAATATACCGTGACTGTTAAAGTCAAAGGCGACACTAAAAATATCGTATGCGGTCAGAGAGAAATTTTGCACATTAAATTGACTGCGCTCGATGGTTTACATGGACTTTCACCAATTCAGCAAGTAAATTCACTGTTTTACAATGCAGACAGCACAGATAAACTCGCCGGGAAAGTGTATCAAAACGGTATTATGACATCCGGTGTATTGTCTACTGATGCAAAACTTGACAAAGACACACACAAAGCAATCCGTGACGCTTTCTACAAGACTTATACCGGATCTGAAAATGCCGGAAAGCCTATGATACTTGATAACGGCCTTAAATATCAGCAGTTTAAGATTTCCCTGGTAGATACTCAATTCATAGATAACAGAAAGTATGATCGTGATGAGATTTGTGGAGTGTTCAGAATACCGCCGCACATGGTCGCTAATCTTGATCATGCGACATTTAGTAACATAGAACAGCAGAATATTCAATTTGTGAATTATTCACTTGTTCCATATTTGAGAAGAATCGAACAGCGTTTAAATAAACAGCTTATTCCGTCAGACAAACAGCACAAACTCAAATTCAAATTTGATTTAACTTCACTGTTAAGGGGCGATAGTACATCACAAGTAAATTATGTGAAATCTTTGCTTGATAGTGGAGTTATTACGATAAATAACGCCCTGGAAATGCTAGGAATGAATACTTGTATCGGTGGCGATATAAGAAAACTGCCACTTAATACAGCATACATGGATAGTGAGGGTAAAATTATCAATCCGAATTTGGAACAGTCCGAAGAATCCGCAGAAAAAGCGACAGAAAACGGCGATATTTAATGCGATAATATTTAATTATGTGATTAGTATCACACATAAAAATTTTGATATGGATTGAATAATGTTATAATGTGTGATAGGTAGAATAGGATTTTTGCAATTATGGCTAAAGAATTTCAGAAAAGAGATCTAAATTTTCGTGCGTCAGTAAATGACGAGGGAATTTTTGAAGGCTATCTGTCAACTTATGATGATGTGGATAGTTACGGCACATATTTTATGCCTGGAGCATGGGATAAATCTATTGAGCGGTTCAATTCCGGTGAGGTTATTCCGGTGCTCTGGTCACATGACAGATCAAAGCCTATTGGCAAATTCACAGAATTAAAATCAGACGATAAAGGTTTGTGGGGCCGTGGAAAATTAACACTTGAAGATCCACAAGCCAAGATTGCATACGCTCACATGAAAGACGGATCTGTTATGGGTCTTTCTGTTGGGTTCGAAATGGACTATGACAATGTTATCTATAACAGATTGCTAGACGCTCTAGGA